GAACTCTGCGCGAGGCTGCGTGGCATCCTGCTCGGTGACGGTGGCGACTGCCTCGTGGGGATTCCAAATATCCATAGCACGATGCCACGTCAGAAGGCCACGTTCTGGGGACGATACCAGCGCTGCGCGGCGTTGCTGAATCCTGACATGGCCTATGTCAGTTCGTTCATTACACGGCCCGATAACGCGCCGTCGATTGACGTGCCGGCCTATTGGGCGAAGGTGGAATCGCTCTGGCGCGACAAGGACGTGACACTGGTGCGCGGCGGCCAGCCATCGGTGCATCCGAAGAAGCCCGGTCGATTCACTGGTGCCGTGTCGCTCGTGGCGGCTGACCTGTCGAGTGCGAAGTCGGTCACGGAGATTATCGGGCCAGCTGAGGAAGCATGGCGCGTCTATGACAGCCTGATGGAACAGATTGGCACGCCGGCACTGGCGATTCTCTGTTTAGGCCCAACGGCGACCGTGATGGCGGTGGACCTGTGCAAGCGTGGCGTGCAGGCGGTTGACCTCGGTCACGTCGGCCTTTTTATGCGACAGAGGCGCGCGGCATGAAGACCATTCTGTCGCAGATGCCATCGTGGCCGGCTTACATCAAGGGCCAGGACACGTTAAAGATTGGCTATCCGTGGCTGGCGTTGGGCGCGATTCTGACGCTTGAGCGGCTAGTGCAGCCGACGTGGCGCGTGTTGGAGCTTGGGAGCGGCGGCTCGACGCTGTTCTGGGGTAGGCGGTGTGCGTCCGTTCAGTCGTATGAGACTGACCGTGGCTGGGCCGAACGTGTGCGTGCCGCGGTGAAAGCACTGAAGCATGTCGTGGTCACGCACTGCGCCACGGTTGGCGCGATTGCCGAGCAGATTGCATCCATGCCGGCTCGGTCGGTGGACCTCGTGCTGGTGGACCATGCGGACCCTGAGCGCAAGGCCATTGGACGCAATCCCAACCGTCGGCCGTTGGCAGAGGCTGTGTTGCCGACGCTAAAACCTGGGGGTTGGCTCATCGTCGACAACTACGATTCCTTCGGCATGAAGGAGTTCGACTGGTCTGGGTTCGCCAAGGTGTTCACGTTCGATGAAGCCGGTGGGATTGCGCCGAAGTCGCGCCGGTATTCCGGCCGGGGGACTCGGCTTGCACAGGTGGCCGCATGACGACTGCGACCTGGACCGCGCCGCCCATCTGGAGCGTGCCGCGCGAGTGGCCAGGTGAGCGGTGCTTCGTCATCTGCGGCGGCGAATCCATCAAGGCGCAGCGTAACGTGATTCCGCATCTCCAGGGACGCGTAATTGCCGTCAAGCATGGCGTGCTCCTGCGACCTGACGCCGACGTGCTGTTCTTCGCTGGCGAGCGGCCGGCCGAGGTTGCGCCTCGTCTCCTGCGCGTGTTCAAGGGCACACATATCGTCGTCCGTGGACGTGGGCATGAGGTATTCCCAGACCATGCGAAGCGTGTCTGGCGCACGACCGAACATGTCGGACTCAGCGATGACCCGACGATGGTGAGCGGCTACGATGCCGGCACGAGCGCGATTAACCTCGCGTATCTGTTCGGGTCTACGGAGATTATCGTGCTCGGTATGGACATGCAGGGCGGGCGCTGGTTTGGCGGCGAAGTCAATCACTACCTGCCGCAACCGCCAGAGTCAGACTTCCAGCGTCATCTCTCGTGTCTGCCGGCTATTGCGGAAGACGCGAAGCGGAAGGGTATTCGAATCGTGAACTGTTCGCCGAGTTCGCGCGTGACCTGTTTCGAGCACCAGCCGTTAGAGGCGTTTGTGTGATGTTTACGCAAGGCCAGCTTATCTCAAGCAAATACCTGGAGATGCAGCGCATCCTGCACCAGTCGCCTCGCGGCTACGGAGGCCGTGGCGACAAGTGGGCTGGTGTCGTGATGCAAGTGGCGGCGGCGCATCAATGCACGTCGATTCTCGACTATGGCTGCGGCGAAGGGGCGCTCGCGCGGGCGCTTCGGTCGATGCCGTTGGGCGCGATTCGCATTGACGAATACGACCCGGCCATCAAGGGCAAGGACATGGCACCAGAGTTTGCGGACCTCGTGGTCTGCACTGACGTGCTCGAGCACATCGAAAAGGAACGCCTGACGGCGGTGCTTCAGCACTTGAGGTTACTTGCTCGTAAAGCGCTCTGGGTTGTCGTGTCCACGAAGTCGAGCAATAAGAAACTGGTAGACGGCCGGAATGCGCACATCATCATCAAGCCGGCTGGCTGGTGGAAGCGACAGTTTCTCCTGGCCGGGTTCACGCTGCACAATGCGCCGTCGATTGTGCGGCAGATTCCTGAGCGGGAATGGGCCGTGGTGCTGACGCCATGACTGGGTCTCTTACCGTGACGTGCGTCTACGTGCAGGGCGAGTATCCGTATACGCCGGAATACGTGACGCGCTTGCATGCGATGGTCACGCGATGGATTGACCGGCCGTTCCGGTTCGTGTGCCTGACTGACAGGCCGTGGATGTTTCAGCTTCCAGTCGAGACGGTGCCGGTGACGAAACTGGCCGGGTTTGCGCCGTGGACGAAGCTGGAGCTGTTCAATCCGTCCATGGAGTGGTCAGGGCGCGTGCTGTATCTAGACCTGGACTCGCTAGTCGTTGCGCCACTCGCGCCGATTGTGGACTGGCCTGCGACGTTTGCCATTACCGATGATGCGCAGTCCAAGCGCAGCAAGATGCACGACAGTTTCGGGCATCGCATCGTCAGACGGTTCAACAGTAGCGTGATGGTCTGGAATGGCGGCACGCATACTGAACTCTACACGTCATGGACGCCTGACCAAGTAGACCGGCTCTCAGGCGACCAGGACTGGATTGGCGAGCGCTTGCCTGATGCGGCCACGTTGCCGCGGGAGTGGTTCCCGCGGTTCAGTGAGTTGACCGGGCCACCGTCGCCGCCAGCGAAAGTCGTGCTCATGAAGGTGCCGAAGAATCATCTGGCGATGCAGTATGCGTCGTGGGTCGAGCCACTGTGGGGCGCAGCATGAACGCAGCCATTGCCGTCGATACGCAGACGTATCTGGTTGAGCGCTTCGGCCGCGGGCGCACGGGTGTGTTGCCGACCCTGCTCCCGCGGCTGGGCCGGAACGACCTTCCTGTCTTGTGCAGAGACTTGGGCTTCAGGCGTGGTGCGGAGATTGGCGTCTGGAAGGGCGCGTATGCGGCGTCGTTCTGTGCGGCCAGTCCCAAGATGCACATGCTCTGCGTGGACCCGTGGCAGTCGTATCCGGCGTGGCAGGACACGAAGAACTCGCTCGAGCCTGCCGCACAGGAACGATTGATGGCCGAGGCGTATCAGTCAGCACTGCGCAATTTGAAGCCCTACAACGTCACGATTCATCGGGAGTTTTCGCACAACACGGCCCAGTTTATTCCTGATGCCTCACTTGACTTCGTCTACATCGACAGCAATCACGTCTACGACGCCGTCGTTGAGGACTTGACGCTGTGGGCACCGAAGGTCAGGAGCGGTGGCATCGTGGCCGGCCATGACTTCCGCGTGTTTTCGAACAAGCCGACGATTCACGTTGTGCGGGCCGTGACCGATTACACGCAGGCGCATGGTATCGATCCGTGGTTCCTGACCGGCAGCGACCGGACGCCGAGTTTCCTCTGGGTCGTGCGATGAACAACTGGGCCAGCGGATTGCCACTCGTGACGGTGCCACGCTGCGACAAGGCGAAGGCGGTCACGCTGGTCGTGCCGTATTACCAGAACTGGGATTTCTTCCAGTTTCAGCTTTCGGTCTGGCGCGCGTATCCAGAGGACGTGCATCGGCATCTCCGCATCATCGTGGTCGATGACGGGTCGCCGTCACCAGCGCCCAAGCCGTATCTGTTTCCGAATCTGCGGCTGTTCCGCATAGAGAAGGACGTGCGCTGGAACTGGCTGGCCGCTAGGAATATCGGCGCGCATCAGGCGTCTGAAGGCTGGCTCATCCTGACCGACATGGACCATGTCGTGCCGGCAGACACGATGCGAGCGGTCTTGTATGGCCAGCACAACGCGAACCTAGTCTATGCCTTCTCGCGCAAGGAGCATACAGGCGGCTCGATTCAGCCGCACTCGGCCAGCTTCCTGATGACGCGTGAGACGTTCTGGCGCATTGGCGGCTACGACGAATCGCTGTCTGGGTTCTACGGGTCTGATGGGGATTACCGACGACGAGCGGCGAAGGTCGCGCCGTTCCAGGTGCTGTCGGATGTGCTCATCCGTCATGAGCGCATCGGAGACTCATCTACCACGGCGTATCTGCGCAAGCAGCCAGAGGATGCAGCCGTGCAGCGCATCGTCAAGGCGCGTGGCGAGCACTGGCAACCAAAGACGCTCAGTTTTCCGTATCACGAGGTGACGCGGTGAGCGAGCCGTTGTCCTTCGTGACGTGGCGCTGGACGCCTCCGGCTGGCTATCGGTCGAAGTTCTCGGCCGAGACGGTTAACGTCTTGAAGCGCATGGTAGACAGGCACTACACGTTGCCGCATCGGTTCATCTGCGTCACGGACGACGCCAACGGCATCAACCCAAGCGTAGAAATCGTCCCAGATTGGAAGGATTTTACGCAGATTCAGAATCCATCTGGCAGCAAGAATCCCAGTTGCTACCGTCGTCTTCGGATGTTCCATCCAGACATCGCGCAAACGTTCGGGCCGCGGTTCGTATCGATGGACCTGGACATGGTTATTACGGGCAACCTCGAACTGCTACTGAATCGGGCTGATGACTTCGTCATCTTTGCCGACACGAATCCGCGCACGTTCTACAACGGGTCGTTTGTGCTCATGACGGCCGGCGCTAGGCCGCAAGTCTGGGACACGTTCAATCCGGCTGAGTCACCGAAGGCGGCACGAGCGGCTGGGCATTTCGGCAGCGACCAGGGCTGGGTGAGTCATTGTCTGGGACCGAAGGAGAAAAAGTTCACGAAGGCCGACGGCGTCTACAGTTTCCAGAATCAGTTGAAGTCGATCAAGAAGCTGCCAGATGATGCGCGCGTCGTGGTGTTTCATGGCTATGTCGATCCGTGGCGTCCTGAAGTGGCCCGCAAATATCCGTGGGTCGGAAAGCATTACCACTGATGGCTCTTGTGACGCTCGCCACCGCGAAGGACCAACTCGAAATCGACACGTCCGATATTCGAGATGAGATGCTGCGCCTGCGCATAGAGATGGCTGAAGCCATTGTGTTGGATTATCTAGAGATTACCGATGGTTCTCCACAGACTTGGACGAATGAAGCTGATACGCCTCCAGTTGTGCTCGCTGCAATCTTGTTGATGTTGGGTCATCTACATGCGCATCGTGGGGATGATGCGGCTGGAACATTCCGGACACCAGGAGAGGGCGTCTGGAAAGAGATTGACCTATTGCTCAAACGGTATAGACAGAGTGTGATTGCGTAATGCTTTACGGAAGTGCAGCCAGCATCGGCAAGATGCGTGAGCGCATCACTATCGAGGACAACGTGCCTGACGCACTCGCGGTGAGTTCTGTGACACGAGCGATTACGACAGCGACCGTCACGACGTCTACCGCGCATGGTTTGGCTTCTGGCGATTACGTGACGATTGCTGGCGCTTCGCCTGCTGGCTACAACACCGACCGGAAACAGGTGTCGGTCACCGCGGCCACGACGTTCACGTATCAAGTGTCCAGCGGATTGACCACGCCGGCCACGGGCGCTATTACCGTGACGTATCTGTCCGATGCGCAAGGCAATCGCAAGGCTGGCTGGGACACGTTCGTGGAAGTCTCCGCCGAGGTCATGCCGATTAGCTCGCAGGAACGGCTGGCCGTGGCCGCGATTCCAGCGCTGGCCTCGAGCACGCAGTATCGGTTCAGGATTGCCGCTCGTGCTGACGTGACCGACCAGATGCGTATCCGATGGGTGCCGCGGTGGCCCCCGAACTCGCCTGAGCATGTGCTGGAGATTGTCGGCGTGCTGCCGGAAGGTGACGGCCGGCGCTATGCCGTTCTGGAGTGTATCGGGTAATGGCGTATACCGACCCGCTGCTGGCGCTAGGCGATGCCCTTTACGGCGTGCTGGCGCTCGATACGACGCTCGAGGGGCTGGCTCCTGGGGGCGTGTTCTTCGACGTGCCGCAGATTACGCAGGCGACAGTGTTTCCGTTTGTCTGGCTGGACCTCCGGCACGACGAGAACTTCCACGGCTTCGGCGCGCAGCCAGGGCGGAAGACTCGGCCTCAGGTGCAGCTGCGGGTGCATGTCTACCAGTCTGATTACGGCACGTCTCGTGATGCCGAGTTGGTCATGGCGCGTATCGTGGACCTGCTCTGGAATGATGCCGAAGCGCTCGTTGTGAGCGGCTATCTGGTCTACTGCAACGGCAAGCCGATGCCGGAAGCCGAGGAGTTCCAGTTCAACGACGAAGAATTGCTAGGCATCAAGGTTAAGGAGTTCGTGCTGCAGACGAACTACCTGCTCGAAGAAGCCGCATGATGCAGCAAGAGGCGAAGGAGTGGGCGCAGCGGACCAGACGGCTGGAGCCATTGGCGCTCAAGTGGATCTACGAAAGCGAGACGAGTAGCACGGCCGACCTCGCACGGCGCACCCTGGCGCAGACCGTTGGCTTGCGCCGTTTACTTGACCAGATAGCCGGGTGCGTGAGCGCCCACGGAGGAACCGAGCCATGAACTCAGCTTCACCTGACATTCAGATTTTCTTCGGGGCCGGGTCGCCGCTGACGGAAATCACGAACTACATCACCAGCGACATCAGCCTGGCGACCGAGGGCATCTTCATCGACGGCACGGCCTACGGTCACACGTCCACGCAAAACAGGGCCGTGGGCGTGACCGACACGCCTGACGTGACGCTCGAAGGCTTCTTCGATGACCTCGACAACGGCCCGTTCCAAATCTTCGGCGTCGGGTCAGGGTCGAGCACTGCGGCCTACACGCTCCGTATCGTCTGGACGGCCGGCAGTCCCTCCAGTTACTCAGAGATGCCCTGCCACATCAAGACGCCGTTCTCAGCGATGGGCAAGGTCAAGGACGTGACGCGGTTCCGGGTCGTGCTGACGCAGGCGGGGCCGGTGGTCAACTACCGTCAGGGTCAGCTCGTCGCGTAGTCGGTTCATTTCAGTGGCACGACGCATGGCTGATATCCAGCGTGAGCATCCGTGCGCCAGTGAGGAGTCCGCATGTCTAGCTTTTCCTCTCGTGTTCAGAAGACGATTGAGCTTCCAGATGACCAGCCGCATACCGTGCTGATTCGGAAGTTGAATCGCAAGCAATTCATCACCGCCGAGAAGGCTCAGCGGGCGACGTTCTTCACCGACATCAAGGCGCAGTTCGGGTCGAACTGGCAGCAGGAAATCAAGAACTTTAAGACGGATGACCAGCCGAAGGACGTCAAGGAAGCGGCGAAGGATCCCTTGCTCCAGTTCGACGTGGACATCCTGCTGAAATACGGCATCAAGGCGTGGACGTTCGAGGACGTGCCGCTGACGGACGAGAGTCTGGCCGACCTCGAAAAAGAGACGGCCGAGCACATCGCGCGTGAAGTGCTGCGACTGACTGCGCCGAAGCTGTTCGAGTCCTATGAAGGCGAGGAGCAAAAAAACGTCTCGGCTCCCTCTGGCGCTGTCTAGAGGGACACGAGGACGTGCCGTTTGCGTGGGTCGTCAGCCGTGTGTGCGAGGAGTTCCATCTGCCGGTCAGTCAGGCGCTCCGAGAGTTGGCGATGCCTGACCTGGACGAGTTCGATGCCGTGACCGTCGCCGAGGAAAGCGCCGCGCTGATGTTCGAGATTATGGACTACCGCGCATTCGCTGAAGCCCGTCGGGCGTATGAAGCCGCCAAGCCGGAGGACCAGTCGAAGCTTGCCAAAGACCATCGGATGGTCGCGCTGGTGCAGGAGATGGTCTACGAGGCCGGTATTGCAAAGGTCCGGGAACGGAAGGCACGGCAGCGCACATGAGTAACGGCCTGACGATTGACGTCGATGCCAGCGCCATGTTCAAGATGCTCGACCAGTTGGGCGAAACGGCTGACGCCTACATTAAGGAAGTGGCCAAAGTCACCGCTGAACGGATTGCCCAGGAAGCACGAGGACGTGTCGCGCGTCGAACCGGCAAGACGCAGTCGGCGATTAGCGTCACGGAAGAAGAGCACGGCGCGCGTGTGTTCGTGGGTCGCGTCTCTGGACGCAATCCGAATGTGCCGTTGTATCTGGAATACGGGACGAAGTTCATGTCCGCTCGTCCGTTCCTGTTCGTGTCGGCCATGCTCGAAGAAGGTCCGCACATGAAGCGCGTTGAGCGTGCGCTGCAGAAGGCGATTGACGAGGCGAGCCGCTGATGGCGTTCAATCCCGCCATGATGGTGCGCATTGCGGCGAACCTGGACGAGTTCAAGAAGAATCTGGGCGAAGCGAAATCCCAAATTGAAGCGACGACGCAGGGCATGCAGCGCATGGCGGCGTCGTTCTCTGGCGACAAGCTGATTCAGCAGGCCGGCAATATGGCGGCGGCGATTCAGAAGGTTGGAGGCACGTCTGCGCTGACTGCGGCGGAAATGGCACGTGCGAATGCCGTGTTCGAGAAGGCCACGGAGAAACTGACGGCACTGGGCAAGACCGAAGCCGCAGCCATGTATGCCGAGTTGGCGGCTCAGACAAAGGCCGTGATTCCCCCGACTGAGCAGGCGACGAAAGCGACACAATCATGGGCGGCTGTGCTTGGTGGTGACCTTAAGACGCAGTTCGCCGCGACGATGGCTGGTTTTATAAGCGCACAAGCCATCATCGGAGCGGTGTCTGGGGCATGGCGTGCGTTCACGGGATTCATTACCAGTTCGGTCGAGTCCTACATGGCCGCTGAGAGCGCCCAGCGCAAGCTGACGGCAGCGCTCACGGCGGCTGGCCAAGCCGCGCCAGCCACCATCAAGCAATACAACGACCTCGCGGCCACGTTCCAGCGCACGACCGTCTACAGCGATGACCTCATCAACGAGATGCAAGCGCTGCTGACACAGGTCGGCGGCGTCATGCCGAACGAAATGGAAGGCGCGTTGAAGGCCGCGACCAATCTCGCGTCAGGGCTGGGCATCGACTTGCGTCAGGCGACCATGCTGGTAGGCAAGGCATTCGAGGGAGAAACCGGGACACTCAAGCGCTACGGCATCGTCATCGATGAGGCCAAGCTCAAGGCCGAAGGTCTGCCGGCGGTGCTCGATGCCATCAACAGCAAGTTCGGTGGTCAGGCTGCGGCCGAAATGGAGACGACGGCCGGCAAGCTGAAGCAGTTGGCGAACGAATGGGACAACGTCAAGGAAGCTGTCGGCGGGGCCATCATCAATGACCCATTGGTCAGGGCCTTCTTGGAGATGGTCGTTGAGTCCGCGAAGCGTTCGGCTGACGCGCTCGCTGACCAGACAAAAGAACTGACTGCACTGGAGCGGGAGCAAGTCAAAGCTACTGAAGCAGTAAAGAACTTCCATTTCGAGAACGATGACTTTTTCACGCAGGCGCTACTGTCCTACATTCCTGCGCTTGGAACGATGCGCCGAGAGGTGGACGAGCTTCGACAGTCCTACAAGGATGCGCAAGAGGAAGCGGACGCGCTGAAGAAAGCGATAGCGGCCATTCCAACCGCCAAGTCATCGGTGCCAACCGCGCCGGGCGCGTTGCCGATTCCGCCTGGAACTATTGAGAGTTTCATCAAGGCCGAGAAGGCGCAGAAGGAACTAGAGAAGTCGCAGAAGGCAGCGGCGGCAGCGGCTGTAGCACTGGCGAAGGCTATCAAGGCTGGGGCTGATGAACTGACGGGCCGCGGGGCGATTGCCGCGATGGAACGCTACGCCGCAGAAGTCAAGGTCGCTGGCGGCGTGTCGAACGTGACGGCGGCTGGCCTGGAGAAGTTGGCGGCGGCGACGAGGCTGGCGCTTCAGGCAACGGTGCCGTTGACGCCTGCGGCTCGTGCGCTGGCGATGGAGTTGATGAAGATTGGCGCACTGGAGCCGCCGTTGGTGGCCAGCAATGACGCGCTGGTGGCCTCGCTTCAGAAGCTGGGCAAGGTCGCACAGGAAGACACGTCCCTGCTGAAGATGCTGGCCGATGACGGCATCAAGACGATGACGGTGGCCAGTATCGAGGGCGGTCGAGCGTTCGAGCAGATGCTGAAGGGACTCGGCAAAGTTCCAGACGAAGCCGCGCCGGTCGTCAAGGCAGGTGGTGACATTGGAGATGCATTCGAAGCCGCCGGTCAGATGATTGGGCGGTTCGCTGACCAGAGCACGGCGGCGATGGCGGCATCGGTGGCGCTCAGTGCCACGGCGATGGTCGCGGCGAAGAATTATGCCGGCGCGGTGATGAGCATCTTCAGTGCCGTGGCGTCCTACATGGATGCGCAAGCCGCTGCTGAGCGGGCACGTGTGGCTCGTAATGCGGCCGACCGTGCGAGTGCCATCGATATCAAGAACTCCCTGATGGACGTCTATGGGGGCATGAAGGATATCGACGCACTCGGCCGTCTGCTGGGTGTCAATCTCGCAAAGGCGTTGGAGCCATTGACGAAGCCAGGACGGCAACTGCCGTTCGATGTCGAGGCATTACAAGGCGTCAGTGAGCAGTTCGCGCAAGAACTCGCCAATCTGTTCAAGTCTGTCGAAGGCAATGCCGGTCTGGCATCTGACCAACTACTGCGCGTGCTAGACCAGCTTGAGACGGTCAAGGAAACCGCCTCGATTGCCAACGAGTTCATCCTGTCGAACGCGCAGGATGCAGCCGCAGGTCTGAATGCACTGATGTCTGGGTTGGCTGCGTCTAGTGCGGCTGCGCAGCGGAAGGCGCTTCAAGAACGTATTGATGCGGCGACTGATGCGACTGAGGAAGAATTGAAAGCCTTCGAGGAAGAAGGCAACGCTATCGTCGGCATCTTCGTCCGCACGCAACAGCAAGCGCACGGTCTGTCGTCAGCCGTCGTAGGGGCCTTCGGCGAGATGATTGCGCGCGGTGTCAGCTTCCGCGACGCGCTAGACGCCGTGCAGCCATCCCTGGAAATCCTGCGAGGCGAACTCCAGCGCACAGGATTCGACGGTGGTGCGGCATTCCGACAACTCGATGAGATGTCGCGCATCGCCAACGACAGCATCATGGGGCCGTTGGTGGATGCGATTTCAGGCGCGCGCATGGCGCTGACGGGGCTGCATAACAGTGGCCTGATGAATCAGGACATGTTCGCGGCTATTGCGGGGTCAGCGACTCAGGCGTATGACGCCATCATCGCGCAGGGCGGCAACGGCACGTCGGCCTTGATGATGATGCAGCCGACGCTGCAGACCATCTGGAAACTCCAGCAAGACTTCGGCTATGAAGTGGACGCGGCGACTCAGGCAATCATCGACCAGGGCCTCGCGGCTGGTATCGTCGGCGCGCAACAGTTGACGGATGCCGAGAAGCAGACCGCAGCACAGGAAAAGCTCGTCATCATCATGGGCGAGTTGCTGGAGTTCTTCCAGCGCATGCTGCCGGCAGCGGCCAATGCGGGCGGCAAGGTCGTGGAGGAATTGGGCAAGGTCGGTGCCGCGGCACAGACGGCAACTGGTGGCATTCAGGGCGTGAACAAGGCGCTGGATGATGTCGGCAAGAAGCTAGACGACAAGCCGTTTGATGACGCCGTGAACGGGTCGGACGACCTTGAGGAATCGGCCGGCGATGCGAAGCAGGCGCTATTCGATGCGGGCAAGATTGGAACTGGTTCGATGGAGTCCATTGAGGAATCTGCCATTGATGCCTCGAAACGTATTGACCTTCTGAAAAGCTCAGGCGACTTCCTCTACGAGACGTTTGGCGAGCAAGACTTCGCCAGTCCCATTGACGCCATTACCAAAGCCGCTGAACGGGCGCGTGATGCCGTTGGCAAGATTTACGCTGACCTCGGCACGCCTGGAGCGGCATCGTATGCCTTCACGGAAGCCTCTCAGAGCGATACGCGCGTGCCGGCCACACGGTCGTTCGGCGTGCTCGGGCCGTCCTATGCGCCGAGTAGTTCATCTGGGGCTTGGGACGCGCGCACCTTGCAGGAGCTGCGGGCTATTCGCAATGAGCTGGCGAATCACCAGCCAGACGTTGTCGTCGTGCCGCTTGGGCCGGCTGAATCGTGGGAATCGTTCGAGGCGCGGCTGTCTCAGCAACTGCCGCGGCGTGTCAGCCAGAGTTCGACGCTGAGGCAGGCGTGGCAGCGGGCCGTCCAGGGAGGCGCGTAGGTGGCCAACATCATCTACACGCATCCTGAAGACAACGTCGCGCCTGACGCCTCGTGGGCCATTGCCAGCGGTCTTGGCGATGGAGCCTATCCCGTGGCGAATCTGACCGATGGCATCTACGCGAAGCCTGCTAAGGCCGCGTCTGGCACAGCCATTACGTTTGAAGCCAACTTCGGCAGTCCTGACCAGAGCATCGAGATTGTCGCGTTTGGTGGTCAGCATAATCTGGCCGGGGCGTCGGTCAAGGTGGACAACGACCAGGGCATGACCCAGCAGACGTTGGTGATTCCGGCCAATAGGGCGGACGGGCAGTCGGTTTGTCCGTGGCTGGACCTGTCAGGCGTGGCGAATCATGCCGGCTCCATATGGACCTTCACGATTACGGGCGCCGCCGCGCCGCCAGCCGTCGGAGAGATTGCGCTCTACACGACGAAGCGCAGCCTACCAGACAATCCCCTGTATGGGTTCAGCGACGAGGAAGTGCATGGCCTCATCGAGCATGCGACCGACTACGGCTGGGTGAAGCCACCGTATGACCTGGGGTTCACGACGCGCACGCTGACCGGGCTGGAAGTGCTGGGCACGGTGGCCAACATTGCCACGATTCGCGACTGGCATCGGGCCTGTTATGGTCGCGTCAAGTCGTGCCTCATCGTGCTCGACCCAGCCGTGAACGATGCGCGGTTCGTGCGGTTCGTCGAGAGCAAGTGGGTGCATGTGCTGCGGTATCCAGACTTGCATACGACGTCGTTCAGCCTTGAGGAAGTGGCGCGCGGGCCGGTGCTCTGATGCGGCAGCTCATCGTCGGAGCCGGCGACATCAATACCGGAGGCGTCTGGTATTCCGGCCTTGTTCCAGCCGCCGGCTCGGCGTCTGGGCTGTTCACGACCGACGTAAACCGAGTCTGCACGCCGTGGAGTGTGGCCGGCACGTTTCGCAAGCTTCGAGTGAAAGTCGCCTCGGCTCCAGGGGCTGGTGATACCTACACGTTTACGCTTTACGTCAATAGCCTCTCGGCACTCACCGTCACGATCTCTGACACGAACACCGAAGCCGTTGACCTGTCCAATGAGGTGACGGTTGCAGCAGGCGACCATGTATATCTGCACAGAAATAGTTCAGGGTTCGACGCCTCGAACCTGACGCACTGGTCGCTGGAGTTCGAGGGAGACACCGACAACGAGAGTGGTTATCAGTGCTGGGCCATCGGTGCCATCTTCGGAGGCAACACGTATCATGCCGCTCCGTTCGGCATGCATGCCGCCGTCACCACCGTCAATATCAGCCTGAGCTTGGTCGCGGTCCCTGGTGTCATCACGCGCTACGACGTGAGGTATTCCATCGCGGCAGGTGTCGGCGAGTCCAATTTTTCAGTCCTTTACAAGAACGGCGTGGCGCAGGATGGCACTGGCGGCACGCCTGATACGCGGCTCACGGTCGGCAACACGACGACTGGGAACTTGACCGGGTTCTCGCTGACCATCGCGCCTGGCGATCTCATTCAGTATCGGTTCACGCAATCAGGGGGGGCGGCGTCCACGTTCATCGGCGTCAGCACGAAGGTCGTGGCGACGACGGATGGCTACTTCCAGCTCTCTGCGCTGAGCCTGAGCAGCCTGATTCCTACCGGCGCGACCAATTACGGCGAGTGGTCGTTCATTCCGTGGACTACCACCGAGGCCAATGCGACGCAGACGCTCGATAGCAGTTGGTGGGCCTCTACGCTATACGTCTCTGCGGCGTCTGGGACTGGCGCTGGTAAGTCCTATACCTTCGACGTGCGGCAGAACAGCGCGAGTCCTGCCAATACGCCAACAGCCATCCTGTCTGGCACGACTTCGCCAACGACGGCATCTGATGCCGATGCTGGACATCTCATCGTATTTGCATCAACGGATACGATTGGACTGAGAAGCGTTCCGGCCGGAACACCATCGGCTCCACAGATTCATTTCGCGCTTGGCGTGAGAGATAGAGCCGAAGAGGCGGAAAGTCTCTGCGGTGCTGAGTCGGTCTACGTCTGGATGGAGCTCCAGACTGACGATGGCGTGAAAGTTTACGCCAAAGAAAACCTCGCGCTCGATGACACGTTCAAGGAAGGGCGCGTCCTGTCCTTCGGCAGCGTCACGCGAGCGTTTGCGCGCGACCGCGGCGGCTACGAAACTGCTACAGCATCAATAGAACTGAACGATACCGACCGCGTCATGCGGGGGCTGGCCGATACCGGCACTTTGCTGAACAAGCGCTGTGACATCTACGCCTCGTCTGCGGCAGGGCTTCGGTCAGGTGCCACGCCACGCCGCATCATGCAGGCGCTCGTGCGCCGTTACAAGCCGTTGCCAGACCTGAAGTTCAGGCTGGATCTGGAGGACTTCTTCGGCTCCAGTTTCTCCAACTTCACAGGCGACCGGACCATCCCGCAGCGCTTGTTCACGGTGGCTGACTTTCCGAACATCAACAATCCGGCAGACGACCCGACCAGCCCCGGCAATCCGACGCTGGTCGGCAAGCCGGTGCCGATTGCCTACGGCTTGCTGTCTGACTCTGACCTCTACGCAGATTCGGTCGGCGTCGTGCCGTGCCACTTCGTCGGCCGGCGCACGGTCAATGCCTTCGAGTGGGATGAATACGTCGTCTGCGGCCATGCCGTGAAATCCATCGATGACTGGTTTGCATCGGCATCAGAGGACGCCAACGACCTTCCGCGCGAGCTGATGCCTGACGCGACCGAAGGCGTGGACTTCCTCATTCCAGGCTATGCCGGCTGGCTGACGCACGTCGGCAACTCCGACATGTATCGGGACTTCAACGGCAACCGCTACACGGTCATTTATGCGCGCGGGCCACGGTCTGACGCAGCCCGAGAAGGCAAGGTGCCGTTGACGCTGAATGTGCAGGCCATCGAGGATGTCGGCGATGGAACCGGCGACCTCATCGAATCGCTGCCAGAGCAAATCGAACATCTCATCTGCAACTGGATTCTGCAGTCCTACACGTCAGGCGCATGGCCCGCCATCCCGACCATTGGCACGCCAGCGCTCGAGCGGTTCCTGACGACATCGACCGACACGGTCAAGCTCACGAGCGAACTCCGCATCACGGGCGGCTATCTCGGCGCGTTCATGATTGGCTGGGACGGGTCGTTCCTGTCCATCCGTGACGCCATTGCCGCAGCATGCCGGTCGTGTGACATCGACATTGGCATCAACCGGGATGGGCAGTTGTTCATGTCGATGATTGACTCGACTGCGTCTTCGTTGAAAGCGTGGAACGACGTGGTTGACGTGCTGCGCGGCAGTTTCGACATGGAGCGAGACTTCGACCGTCTGGCGAACCGCATCGACTATCGGTATCAGCGTCAATACATCCAGCCAGTGACCGAACTCGTGGACGTGGTGGCAAGCGGTGGATCTCCTGTGGCGCAAGTGCGTATGCCGGAGACGACACAGCAGCCGTCCGTCGAATGGCTGGTAGACCATCAGACGCAGGAAGATGCGACCAGCATCACGAACAACGGAGAGACGAGGATTTACGACCTGGACTTGCCGTTTGTGCGCGATACCGAGACGGCTGATGACGTCGTGCTCCACACGCTGGAGCGTCTAAAGAACGGCCCGGTGCATGCGACGTTCGATGTGGATTTATGCGGCACGGACATCGAAAACGGCGACAATGAAACGCTCACGCATTACCAGGGCATGACGGCGACGGGATGGACTGACCGCTTGCTGCGCAACGAAGAGCACACGGTCAACCTCGACACGCTGAGCGTGACGCTGGTGGCTCGGGATTTGGAGTTCGGTGGTTCGCCATGACGTCCATTACCCATACCGAACGCGAGGATTACTCGACGCTCTGGCAGTCGGTGCCCGACTACGGCACCAATTCTCCGGCCGAGATGTTCCTGCCGGCGTTCTTCGACATGACCGGCGCGAAGGCTGGAGCGACCGTGCTCGATGCCGGCTGCGGGTCTGGGAAGGGCGGCGTGGCCCTGTCTGCGAGCGGCTTCGACGTGACGCTGTTCGACCTGACTGATGACGGGCTGACCGAACAAGCCAGAGCGCTGCCGTTCCTGCAAGGGTCTGTCTGGCATGAAGCACCGTCGTGGCGGCAATACGACTACGTCCTGTGCTGCGATGTCATGGAACATCTGCCGACGCCGTTCACGATGCTGGCCGCGCATCATCTGCTGTCGGCCAGCCTGCATGGCGTGTTCTTCTCCATTTCGCTGGTGCAGGATTCCTACGGCATGTGGCTCGGACGGCATCTGCATCAGACCGTTCAGTCGTTCGTCTGGTGGCGTGACCATCTCTCTGAGTTGGGTCACGTCAAGGAATGCCGTGACCTGCATAACGTCGGGCTGTATTGGGTGACGCCGCGATGAATCCAGCGCTGAAAGTTATCGACGGTCTACCGGACCACGTCGGAGCTGTGAACGTGACCGGCGACGTGATTCAGTCCCAGATTGCCGCATCCATTCGGCGCGGGCATCCACAAGCCAAACAGCAAGCGCCCAATGCGCAGCGGGTTTGTTTGGTCGGGGGCGGGCCGTCCCTGGCCGAGACTGAAGGCGAGCTGGTTGACCTGCTCCATGCCGGCGCGAAGCTTGTTACCGTCAATGCCGCGTATCACTGGTGCCTAGAGCGCAACCTGAAGCCGAGTGCTCAGATTGTCTTGGATGCGCGCGCCGGCAATGCACGCTTCGTGGACCCGGTCGTGCCGTCCTGTCATTACCTGCTGGCCTCGCAGTGCCATGCCGAGACATGGGACCGTGTCGAGGGAAGGCCGAACGTCTGGATCTGGCATGCCATGAATCCAGACGACAGCGGCGAGCGGTGCATCGAGCAGGCGCTGCTGGATGCGTATTACCTCAAGCGCTGGCACGGCGTGAGCGGCGGCACGACCGTCATGATGCGGGCCATCATGTTGCTGCGCGTGCTGGGCTATCTGCGGTTCGACCTGTTCGGCTGCGACAGTTGTTTTCTGGGCAGTCAGCATCACGCGTATGCCCAGCCAGAAAACGACCGCGATAAGCGGTTGCGTGTGACCATCAGCCCGAACGACCGGCCAGACCTCGAGCGCGAGTTCTTCTGCGCCCCCTGGCATGTCAAGCAGGCTGAGGACTTCCTGCAGATGATTCGGTTCAACGGCGAGAAGTTTCTATTGAACGTTCACGGTGATGGCTTGCTCGCCTACATGCTGCGGCCAAGTGCAGCCGGCGTCACGGTCACCACGCATGAGGAAACGGTCGAACGCGAGGCGGCATATCCCGTTCTCGTCTAAGGAGGCTACGCAATGGCTGCAGGTGCATGGACGGTCTACAACGAGGCGAAGAAGAAGATTGGCAACTCGACGTTGAATCTGGCCGGGACCGTGTTCCGGATGTCGCTCTTCCAGAGCACGTCGAATGCGGCCACGCTCACGCTCAGCATCTTCAACGAAGTCACGAACGAAGTCGCAGACGGCAACGGGTATTCGACCAGCGGCAAGGCCATGACAGGCGAAGTCTGGACCGTGGGACGGAGCGCGACCGAATACAAGTTTGACGCTGACGATTCGGTCTGGACGGCGACCGGCGGTGCCATCAACGCCATCAAGTTCGCGGTCATCTGGGTCAGTGCCGCGGCATCGGCGAACCGGTTCCTGCTGTGCCGGTCCACGTTGACCACGACGCAGTTCAACCTGAGCACGGGCAACACGATGACCGTCCAGGAACATGCCAACGGCATTCTCCTGCTCGTGTGATGGTGGTGCTCTCTGTCGGTGACCCGGCTGATATAGTCGGCACGTTTCCAACGGTGGACGCCGCGAGGGCGTTCGTGCAGGTGCGTGCCGATGCCTTGCTGCTAAAGGTCGTGGAACGGGCCTGCGACGATGGCCGCGTGCAGTTCATCGTCAAGGCGCATGCGACGGCTGGGCCTGAAGGCTTTGCTGCCTTGCTGCGGTCCACGGTGTATGAGGCGAAGCCATGCAGGTGAAGCTCGTCGTGCGTCTGCTCTCGGCAGATGGGTCGTTGCTCGCGTGGTCGGCGATGCAGGCGCAGGCGAAACAGGACGGGGCGCTGTGGGCTACGCAGGCGTTTACGGGCTGGGGCGAGCAGGATGGACAGGCGGTCACGGTGAGTGTCCATTGGCCGGATGTGCATGTAGAAGTCAAGACGCCGTTGCCGCAGCCGCTGGTGATTCGGGAAGGGTCGGTGGTGACGTTTGTGTGGGGGCCAGCGCCGATGCTGCGGCTCGGTGAGCCTCCGACTTATCTGGCTCCAGTGACGGAGCGTGGCGCGGTCACCGTCGGCGTGCCGGTCGGCTCGCTGACGGCCGCGTCAGGACGGTAACGAGATGGCGAAAAGGAAGGGACAGATGCCACCAGTAGCAACGGGCACGATTGCGCT